GTGCACCTCACAGTTTGCATATCGTGTTGCTATTTCTGCTCTAAGTAACTCGGCAAACCTAACAATACCCATATCAAATGCTACAATCTCTTGTAGTATATTCCATCTACCTCTTACCTTTTGACCAAATACTGCCGCAGGTGTAAGTCCAAAATCCAATCCAATATATACTGGAACACCATCTGCTACTGGTATTTCTTCTTTTGCAACATGAGTATCTGCCACAAACATATTATAAACTGGTTTACCATCTTGGATACTACCCAGTCTGTTCATTACATATACATCTATCCAACTCTTTGTCTTACCTTGTACCAAGTTAGGATAGTATGTTTCTAAAATATTTTTTCTATTCTCTGCATCTTTGTTTGGCTTATATGCAGTTACAGAACCATCTTCATCTTTCTCTTCTATCATACCACTTGGTTGTGTAAAGAAACTCCAGTTGTCAGGCTTAACTAACATACGACTTTCTTCTAAAGTTATATGGTCTGGTACTGGCACTTCACCACTCATGATTGACCACCAGTGATCTTCTTCAGGACTGTTAGTATCACAGATAACACCACTCCAAGATGCACCACCATCTTTGACACTTGGATATCTGCCAACTCTCATAGTACAAGCATCAATAATTGACTTAGGTATTTCTCTAGCTTCATTGACCCATACACCAGTAAGTTCTAACGAAAGTAATTTTTTAACATCTTCAGGTCTGTCAAGTGCAAGGAATATGACTTCCATCTCCAAGTCAGCTTGGGTAATAAAATGTGTATATGGTACAGACCACATAAACTTCCCCCACTCATTTTCAGGAAACCAGTCAAGCCAAGTCTTAATCGTTGTTGTACGGAGTTGAGGATTCGTATTCCTGATAATCGCCCACCTGCTTTTTCTTTTGCCATTCCTATCTTTCTCCTGCATCAATGCTCTTCTAAATATTTCTATACTACAAGCAACAGACTTGCCACTACCAACTGGACCTCTGATGCCACGAAAAAATGTATTGTCTTTCATAAAGTCCTTGAGGACTTGACCATCAGGTTTGTATTTAAATTGTATCAATTTTAGTATTAACTCCGACTCTCAGAAGTTTGTCTACAGTCTCAGGACCGATAACTGCAATAACTTTGTCGGCTTCCCTATCAGTACAGAATTGTTCAGGGTGATGTTTAAGATGAACTCGCTTCACAACTTCACGAAGTATTCGTCTCTCTTCAACCTTTAAAGTATGTAAAAATGTCATTGAGTAATCCTACGAATAAGATCTATAGCTTTTCGTTTTTCTAGCAATCTTTTTGGGCTGTTTAGATACTTGTTTACCTGCTCTAATTGCTTTGCGTTTAAGAGCCGTAGTCTTGGAGTATTCACTGGAAGAAAGAGCCTTAATCGCTTTCTCAGGTAGATAACGTTCGCCAGTTGCCTTTGACCCTTGAGTACTAGGTTTACCTGATTTCGTTCTCCACTTTTGTCTTGTCCATGCACGAAGTGACCTTTGTGATTTAGCAAGTGCCATTATCTATAACCACCACCTTTAGCCTTATATTGTTTGGCTAACATCTGTGCCTTACGAGCAGACCATTGTCCTGATCTGCCACCTTTGTTTCCTGCTTTGATCCTATTAAACAAAGCCTTTCTCATTGAAGGCTTAGTGTAATTACCTGCCGCATTAACTGCCATTTACTTCTTCTTTGATTTCATAATTTTTTTCTGTAAAGCAGAAGGTAATGTCTTTTGCTTTGCAGTAAGACCTCCACCCATCTTCTTCTTTGCAGGTGGTCTGCCTCTTGTCTTTCCATATGTTCCTTTACCCATTGGCATAGTAGTCTCCTTTTTTAGTTGATGAAATTCATACTTATTTCTTTTTTGCCTTATTTCGTTTAGTAATTGCTCTAGCTTTCGCACGAGCATCTGCTTTACTCGAAGCACCCCATGCACGAAGCGATAATAATAATCTAGTAGGTTTGCCTTTAGCATCTTTCTCAGGTCCTCTCATGTTTCCCATTCTCGCTAAAAAACTTGCTCGTCTGGGATTATCACCACTCTTCACTGGTGCTTTTAATGTGCCACCCTTATATGATGCCCTACCTTTTGCATTAAGTCCACCTTTAGGATTCTTTCCTGCTTTTCTTTGCCATGCAGGTGTTTTAGCCATATTGAACCTTTTCAGCTATTAATGTTTGTAAGGGTGGTGTTGTAGAGTATACCTCGCACTTTTTTACCCCCCACCCACTATTGTCACTCATTGCGTACCTAATCTGACGTTTATAAGTCATACATTACCTTTCAAGACAAGTCGATACTTACATTAATATTACCAGTGACTAAGTTCATGGACTTCTCTATAGGCTTGTACCCTGCCCTATCTAGTATATCCTTACTGGCTTCAAGCTGAACATACTCACTCTTAGCACTACTACTTAGCTGTAACATCTTATTAGAAGCTTTCGTAGCATTCAATCCTATACTTTCTCTAACCCTTTGTTGCATATACTCTTGGATATGAGGCAGTCTCAAAGTCTTACTAGCTGTCACTCTACCTGATTCACCTTTTGCGTATCCTGCTATTTCACTAGCTTTTTTGACACTACAACCAGTTGCTACTATCGTATCAATCAGTAGTTTCTGTTTCTTTGTAATTCTATTCTGTGTTAACAAGAGAACCCCCCTTACCCCCCTTTTATAAACACCTATTCAAATGCTTGTCAAGGGCATTTCAAATCATCAATGATATCAAGCACATAACCACACAATTACACAAGTAAACATAGCATCATTGTAATTTTTCTTTGTCGAGACGTCATTCCTTTCTCGTCTAATTTCTTGGTTGATGCAGTCTTGTTTCGCATATCAGCCACAAAAGCATATCGAATGTGTTGTTGATGCTCAGGCTATTCTTCAAACAAACTAAGGAAGTGGACAATGTTTCCTAAGAACTTGGGTATGGCAGACCTTTGTTGTGGTGGGGTTTGATCTGCCATGCCAAGTCCTAAGTAAACCTAGCACCTGAGTTTGTTTGACTTTTGCGTCTTATGATATGCGATACAACCCTTTCATCATCAACCAATAAATTAGGAGAAAGAAATGACTACAAAGAAAAATCACAACGAAGCTATTAGATCAATCACACAATCTATATTTGATTATCTAGATCACACACAGTTTGAGTCTATCGAACAAAAGACCAAAATGTCAGGTGAAACCAATGCACAATACAACCAAGATGCTGTATACTTTCTTGGTGGTATACTAAATCAAATAGGTTGGTCTTTACAATCTAAAGTTAATTACTTAGCTGAACTCGAAGCAAAAAGAGTTGAAAACCAAGTAATTAACAATACTTCCGAAAAAGTAAAACCAAACAATATAATGAAAGCTGAAGCATCAATTCATAATGGAATGTTCTTCTATGATATGATGCAAGACATTTTCAATATATACACAGGTTGGACTTGGAACGAGGGTGTATCTACTGAAGACTTCGGTCAATCTTGGTTTGCAAGACACAAAGAAGCAACCAAAGGTAACAAAGTTCTTACAGATACAAAGAGCATCAAAGCTGAGATCATGAAACGCATGAAAGCTTAACACTTCATCAACCTCAGATGTTAATTCATCTGGGGTTTTTTTCTGTTCTTTGACTCGCCAAAGAACCAAACCGAGTTACTTTGATAAGTAACCAAACAAAACTTTCTATATATATATCTATAATATGCTTCACACTATATTACATATGCTACTATCTATCAAACCCACCTACCCACCCTTAAAGATTGTGGGTCAACCCCTGCGTGTAATAGCTCGTGCCGCAAATTATATCACATCATCTTCAATTGGAGTTTCATTATGACTTTGAATACTAAAATCCTAAAAAGAGAACGAGGTCCAATCATTTTAGTTTTGATATTTATATCAATATTTTATTTTCGTGAGGACATACAACTGATACTACACTGTAAACAAATACACGACTTCAACTTAGATCACCACTCAAACATAAGGAGGTTACAATGATCTATATACTAAGTACCATTATTGGTACACTACTAACTGCCATAGCATTATATGGAACATACGAATTTGTAGAGTATGATCTATTCATAATGATATGGATAGCAGTCTATACATTTGGCATCTATGTCACAATGTATGGTGTCAACAACACAAGAGAACGATTCTATATAACAAGGAGAAAGCCATGAATCATATGACCCAACTAGCAAAGCTTGTAGACAGACCTGCAGAATACAACTTTCCAATCAAAACAATACCAATGGCAGGTATGTGTGACATTGATGGTGTCAGTAACATCATCAATTGTCCTGATAAACAAATGATTATTCGTACAGATAATAATCAGTATATGGGCAGTCACTCAATAGCATACAAACCAGTCACTCATGCAGAAGTACTTGATCCTATCATTGATCTAGCTGATAGCCTCAAAACACCATATGTCACACAGATTAACATGATTGACAATGGTGCAATGATGGACACAAGGCTAGTATTCAAAGAGATATGCTTTGATGATCCTGCAATGCAAGATTATGTTGCATTTCAGATATCAGTTCGTAACTCATACAATGGTGTTTGGTCTATCATGATACAAGCTGATGGACTTCGTATGTTTTGTATGAACAAATGTACTACACCTGATACAGTCGCAAACTTCAGACTGAAACACAATGGACATTTCAAATACAACTTCGAGCATCTAAAGCAGTCAGTCGATTTGTTTCGCAGTAATGAGACTCGCTATCGTGAGTGGTACAATACAAAAGTAACACAAGGACAAGTAGATCAACTATTTGCAAAACTTGCTTGGACACCACGACCAACTATTGATGGCAAGTATCGTAACGAAACACAGTATGCCAAGCTACAACAACACTGGCGAGATTACAAACGTAGTATTGGTAACAACAAATGGGGTGTATACAATGCAGTCACACACTGGATATCTCACCCTGAAAATGTAAGTAGCAACAACAAAGCTATTGTAGAACGTAATAGTAAAATGCTACACTATATGAAACGACCCAACTCAATGTTCGCTTAATGGAGGTTAATATGAGCATTACTTATACTACAGCAGAACTAAAAATGTGTCAGACGTTTGCACGAATTGGCATACCACAAGACTTCAGAGAGATGTACGATCATATGTGTGACGTTGCCAAACCATATGGCAACTACCACCCTGAAGTGTGGATTAACATGATGACTGCTAAGACAATCAAGATATGGGAGCAACAACACGCACCCAAAGATTGGCAAGGCAAAGAAGCATCTGATATCCTCAATGATATGATGGATACTCAGATCAAACATAGCTTCAACTAATACCCTAGTTGGTTGGGTAGTAGGCAGGTAGATATGTATCTACTTGCCTACACTAATAGCTATGAAAAACACAGTACGATATCAATACATATCACTGATAGACAAACTAATATTACTGCGGCAAGAACGTAAGATTTCGCAGGAAAGATTGGCAATGACTATTGGTATAAATACAAAACTGTTTGGACAATGGGAACGTAAACTTGTTGAACCCAAACTATTTAACTTGCTATGTTGGTGTGAAGCATTGCAAGTTTACCTTTCAATTTCACATGATGATGGAGAGTTCTAATGAATGATGGAATAGGCAAAATACTTAAATCGAGCATGGATAAATCCCACTTGTATGGGCAAATCAAATCATTGCAAATTTTGCAAAAGCAGATCATGGAAAGAATAATAATACTTGAAGCAGACTTAGCTAAGATTGAGTGTAATCGTGGCAAGTAAAAGTAAGATCAAAGGTAACTATCATGAGAATTGGTTTGTAAAACTATTCACCTCATGGAAGTTACCAGTAAAAAAAGTTCCCCTATCAGGTAGTCTTGGTGGGGAACATACTGGCGATATAAAAATTAAAATAAATAATAAAGAATATATTGTCGAAATAAAATACAGAGCAGTAGATAAATTCCCTAGTGTATTCAAAGTGTTACAAGGAAAAGATATTGCTATGTATAAACGTAAGACTGGTGATCCTAAATGGGTTGCCATCATTCCAGATAAAATATTCAAGGAGATAATCAAATGAACTATGGTTTAGTATGTTGTATATGTCACAAAGATATAGAACCTGATCGTGATAAAAATGGTGATGTATATTATCATGGTGGTAATAATCCATCACCAATATCTGAAGAAGGTTGGTGTTGTAACTCATGCAATCATACGATAGTAACACCTGCTAGAATAGCAGAAATACATTTATCAATAGCTATGAAAAAAGGAGGTTAGTCATGAATAAATACAAAGCACTATGGCAAGACTACTATGACCAAGTAGTATCTATCGAAGGACTTGAGCAACAACTAGAGATGGCAGATGATGTGTCACAACTCAAGCGATTCATCAACTACAAGATGAAACCCAAGCATCAGTCAGACAAGAACTGGTGTGATGCTATTGCTACAGAAATTTGGAATGACCACTGGAGCAAATACAATGAACCTACTATCTAAAGATTGGCAACCAAGCCAAGCAATCATGGACAAATACAAGGAGGTAAACCATGACAGAGAAACTAAATACTTCAAACATTTCTACATTGGCAACCAGTATCGTAGAGGAGACTGGGATCAGGAATATTGCAAATGGTGTGACAAACAGACCGATCGCAAAAACTCTCGTTCAGCAGTGGGGAACAGATCCAAACGGATACACAAAGAAGATTCATTCTATGCTAGAGTCTACTCTCAACTGTCAGATAAATGAACGAGTCAACAGTTCATTTGTATTCTTCAGATGGGAGATGCCTACCATATCAGAGGTAGCTTCTCGTCTTGCAAGAAAGAAAGATCTTGTTATCAAGACTATGCAGGAAGCTATGACTGTAGCTGATCCAAAAGATATTCAAGATTGGATCATGGAGGTCATGGTATGTACTGCCAAACAATCAGCATTGACTGAAAGAGACATGGCACTCAAAGCAAAAGTGTATGCCTCAAAACTCAGTCATATACCTGCAGATATATTGCGTGATGCATGTCACAAGATATGTCTCAACAGTAAGTTCTTTCCATCATTGGCAGAGATCTATCAATATGTAGAGCCAAAACTATACTATCGTAAATCACTGGTGGAATTGATATCAAGTAAACTAATCGCTTCAATAGGAGATAAGTAATGCAAATAGAAATTCAAGGTACAATAACTATAAATGAGAAAGAATCCAAATTCAGCTTGTCTAATGATATAGATGATAGTTGGAATCAATGGGGTGCTTCACAAGAAAGATTAAGTGAATCAGTGTTTATTGTTGAAAGACTACATGAACAAATAATATCTGAATACGGATCACATGATGACATGGAGGAAGATGATGAGTGATAAAGAAAGTTGGGATTTACAAATAGCATTGAATAAAGTTTCATCAATGACAGTTGATGAATTTCAAACTCAATTAGAAAAACATAAAATAGATGCCAACACTATGGACAATTATGTTTTTGATTTAGCTAAAGCATTAATGAAAAGTAAATCAAATGAAAGATATATATATACTTTAAAAATGGAGGATTAAAATGGAAGATAGATTTGAAGATGTGCCACAAGAACTAGACGAACTTGATCGTGCAGGATCGGTCAAGATAACAAGCTACTATGAATATTACAGACATATAATATTTTATCCTGATAAAAACGATAACATACAACCTGCAGGTATGACTGCAACGAATAGGAATTATAATTACCAACCTAACTAATAGTTTCCCTAAAAAATTTGGTCTGATCTTTTTACAAAGACCAAATTTATTTAGTTAAACTATTGATTATATTACATAAATAATGTATGCTGATAGCAGAAATGGAGGTTTCAATGGCAATAGACATACGACACTCGCCTATGCGAGAAGACTTCATCAGAGGTAGCGACATGGTATCTTTGATGCAAGGTAAGTGGAACGAATTATACAAGATCAAGATGGGTCAGATCGGTCGCAAAGATTTGTCTCGTGAGTTCAACGTACAACTTGGATCACAAACAGAATCATTCAATATGCAGTGGTCGCAACAAGAATACGACTATGGTTTTTCTAATCAAGTACCATTCAAGAAACAGTATGGCAGTATCAATCTGCAAGGCACACTTGATGGTTATGATTACCAAAGCAATGTACTCATTGAATGTAAACACACACATAGCATGAATACTATGGAGCATATGATAAATTTTTATATGCCGCAGATTCAGTTCTATATGTATCTGTCAGGTGCAAAGCAGGGATTACTATCTGTAATATTTGGTAACAAATATGATGCAGTAGTTATTGATGCCAGTGATCAGTACCAAGATACTATGCTTACACGGATCAAAGAGTTTTGGGATTGTGTAGTACATGGCAATGAACCTGATGATGTTGACACTGTGGTAGACAAACTTATGACAGACAAGATACCTATCAATGGTAAAACAAAACGAGATGTATCCAAGAGCAACAGTTTTACAGAAGCAACTAATGCTTACATGATGTTCGAAGATACTGCAAAGAAATTTGAGAGTGCCAAAAAGCTACTCAAAGAAGAGATCAAGCCTGATGAAGCAGAGATCTACAATGATGTTCTATCAATCAAGCGAGATAAACGAGGGTCAATTCGTATAACAAAGAAAGGGTGAGTAGACCCAACTCACCCCTTCAACTATCTGTATAATGGAGGTTACACATGACAGATACTAAAAGTAATATCAAAAAAGCAGAGCCTAGTAAAGTATGGACTGTTAAGAAGCACAACATAAAGACTGCACTTCTTGCGTTCCAAAAACTTGCTGTCACTGCAAAGAAAGATGGTAAGAACCCACACTTCAGAAGTAACTACTCTACACTAGAGTCAGTTATTGAAGCAGTAAAGCAAGGCAATCAATTTGGTTTGTTCTTTACTCAAGAAATGACATACGACTATATATCAAATCCTGATGGAGATAATATAAAACCAGTACCAGTTGTATCAACTAAAGTTATGCACGAGCATGATGATACTGTCATTGAGTCCAAGCTACCTATCATGTTGGCACAAGCAAACATGGAGAATCCACAGAAGATTGGATCAGCTATCACATACTACAAAAGATACACTTTACAAAGTGTGTACGGATTACCTTCAGAAGATGATGATGGTAATGTGGCAAGTCAGCCTACAATAAATACTTCCAAACCAAAAGTGAAAGGGGAAGATGATGGATTATGATAACACAGACAGAGGTAGTTTCTTCAAACCACGAGCAGATGAAAGTCTGCTTGTGCAAGGGAAGCTAGACAGTAATGGCACAGAGCATAGAATTGTCATTATTAAAGCCTCACTACCTGATGGTGGTACTGCACGAGATGTCTATGCAAAGGTCGGTACTATGTACGAGAACGACAAGTCTATGAATGAGAAGTCACCTGATTTCAGTGGTCCAGTGACACTGCCCAATCAGGACAGTCGCAGGATTGCTTGTTGGAAAACCATATCCAAAGATGGCAATACTAAGTTTTTGTCTGCACGGATAGGTGACAAGACACCACGAGTCGGTGATGAACCTGTAACATACAACAATAATGAGGAGGAGATCCATGACGAAGTACCATTCTAGTGAAGCAATGGCAAGAACCCATGATCCTAAAACGTCATGGGAAGCCGCAGAGTCAGTCGATACTAGTAGACTAGAAAAGATAGTCCTAAGTTCTATCAAAGCACATGGTAAAATAGGTGCTACACATGATGAAGTTTGGAGTCATCTTATAAAATCACACAGACATAGTACATTTCGTGAGGGTAGTATTACCCCACGATATGCTACTCTTGAACGAAAAGGTTTAATTACTCGCAATGGTGACACTCGTAAGGGTAATGCAGGTAGAAGCCAACTCGTTATGTATGCAACACAACAATAGTAATGGAGGTTACATTGCAAAAAAATAGAATATATTATACTAAAGACTATCATATATTTACTTATCTCA